TGACATTCCTTTACCAGAGCATCAGCAAGTGTCAGAGTATCAGAAAGACGTTTGTTAAAAGATTTACTAACGACATCTGTTAAAATAAAATTGTCTGCTACGGGCTTATAAACTCCTTTTATCAGATTATCAGTAAGCATGAATGAATCAGAAAGCACTATTGATAAAATAGATATTATATCTTTTATCAATGTATCTGTCAACGTAAAACTATCCCCCCGTAAGGATGTAAATTGTTTTACTATGATGTCTGCTAATGTAAAACTATCAGCCCGGGATAAAGAGAACTGTCTTACCAAAGCATCTGACAAAGTCACGGTATCAGCTAATGATTTTGTAAAAGTCTTACTGAGTCCATCCGTCAATGCAAATAAATCACTTGCTGTTGTCTGATAATTTTTTATTACGGTATCAACTAATGAAAATACATCCGCAGGAGATAAAGAGAATTGTTTTGTCAATGCATCACTCAAGGCAAATGAATCTGCAAAGTTAGGTCTGATATCTTTTACCAAAGCATCACTCAAAGCAAAACTATCAGCACATAATTGATTATATGTCTGCCCACTCGGTTGATTAAAAAGTAATAATAGACTCACATTAATTCAATTAATTTACTTTTCTAATCCTTTGCCCAGGTATAATCTGACTAATCCCGGGGACTGCCGGTAAGATATTTTCAATATCCTCCAACTTAGTATTTTCAAATTCCAATAACTTATCAGCATAACGATAAGCTAACCTAACAAGATAATGAATCGTTTCGTCTTTATCAACATAGGTCTGACTCTCACCCGATCTCATAAGTTCAGGAAGCATTCTTGATGCAATTTCTAATCTATTATTCATATTAACAAATTTTTAATATAGTGAGTAATCTTATCCGACTACCCACTATATTAGTTTTTAATTATTAGCAAGGTATTTCTTCCCATTCAACACTGTAACCACCTAAGAAAGTGGTACCAGCTGCCATCCAGGTAGGCACCCAACATGTTCCTGGGGGGATCACTATATCACCATCAATGTATTCAATACATTTCATACCCTGAAGGTTTGCTGCAGCACCTGCTGTGATAAACAGGTCAGCTGCCCGGAGATACTGAAGAATACTAGACCCGGTCAATGCTGCACCAGCTGCTGATGTCAAAGCACGTGCCACTGACGAAGCTGCCATACCAACGTTATTACAAGCTATTGGTGTAACTACTGATGTAGCTATTGACGGTGCTGTTACCGAAAAGCTATGAATTACCGGTGGCACAGGTGCCGTTCCTGAAATAGGCCATACACCAAATTTCAAGAGTGATAAGTTTTTACCACTTCCACTTGGATTCCATAGGGCAAACTGTGTAGTTGCTCCTGCTGCTGCCCCTACAATATTACCAGCATTGATCGTTGAAGACCATGCTGAAAGAATAAGGGAAAATATCAGTCCACGTGAAGCCTGTTCATAATATCTCCCCTGTGCGTCTCCCGTAACTATCGCACCAAGACGGGATGCTCTTGCCGGTGCTACTGTGCCATCTGACAATAATGTCATACCTGCTCTTACTTCTGCTAACATTTAATTTCGTTTTTAATTATTAATAAAATTTATCGTATCTCGTCAAAATTATAAACTCCCATTCCTGATTGCCCTATTGCATATTGCTTACCCATCTGTCCACCAATACCAGATTGTTCCAATGTTAAAATATAATCTTCAAGCAATAAATTACTTATAAATTGCTGTGTTTGAATTATAAGTGTGTTTTCTGCAAGACGGTATTGATACGCATCCAGGTCTATTTCCACTCTTACCCTTGCTGCTGCTGGAGGAGAACAATATTGATTAGCAATAGTTGATTTATTCTGTCGTTTATCAACAATCCAATATGTTGTATTTGCCGGGGTCTGATTGGCTGTTAATGCTGAATGTGCTAAAATACAAATGTAAATCTGATTGTTATAAAAACAAGTATCTCCAATATAATAGTTTGCCTGTAAAGGATTCCACGGGTCAGGATATTGTAAAGCATCTTTTATTACAGCATTATTTGGGTTCATATTAGTATCAAACGTATTCAATTCACTCGTTGATGCTTTCTGCGAAACTGTACCAACTGAACCTGACATTGTTACTGCTGCCGGGATTGCACCCACGCCAAGCGTTATCGGACTGCTTGTTATTAAAGCCTGACAAATACCAGATGTATAACTTGTAAACGCAACTTTAAAATATTTCAACCCCATTGCTCCCATACGCCAAAGTCCATTTGCCGTAGTAGTAGTAACAAATGCACCTGCACTCAAGGGATTACCTCCAATGGCATTCCATCCCTGACCGTCATTGCTACCAAAGAAACTAATAGTTCCTGCCCATGTTCCAATAAGTTGAACAGAAACTGTTCCCTGTCCCTGTAATGGCATTATTACTTCCTGGTTGACAGCAGCCATCCTACCATATACAATACTATCTATTGCTGGGTTATCCGCAACTTTCAACCGTCTATCAGGAGTTAATAAATTCTGACTACCAAATATATCCTGAAGATTAGCATCTAATGTAAGTAATTCCCTGTCAGGATAATTTGACCCTCCCTCTGGTTCATGCTGCTGTAATGGGCCGGATGTACCAAGATTATCCAATACCTCATCCAGTTTTTCATTAGTAGCCGGGTTAACAGGAGTATAACCAGCAGTCTCAACTAATATGACTTCCTGAAACTCTCGTCCGGTTCCGTCATCTTTAGTAGCAACATTCTGACCAGTACCCGGTAATACAATATTATCAGCCATTTAACTATTTATTATCAATTCTGTGTCAAAGTCCATGTGAGTTTAAGTACATCATTTACCCCTTTTGTAACCACTCCGAATGAAGCACTACACCACATGTTAACAGTATTGGCTGTTACCACATCAAATATACCGGCTTCAGTTATTGACCCGGTACCAACTCCGGCACCCCAATCACCAACTAACGTAACTACATTAGTCACCCGAGTTTTAGTTGTAACAGCGACACGTGATCCTACAATATAAGCACCTAACAAAGTGGCTGCTGGAGAACCTGTACCAAGTTCTATCCACCCTGGCTTTGCCAACGTTGGACTAGCTAATATCTGATCCATCAACCCAGCCAATGCCGCTGATGTAGTTGTATTATGAACTTCACGGACTTCTTTAAGATGACCATCAGCATCCCAAAGTTCTATCTTCAGATTTGTTTTCATAGATAATTCGTCTTTGATTCTTTTATCTAATCCAAAACTCATCTTATCTGTTATTTTTACATTTTCATTACGTTCCATTATACTTTATATTAAATTTATACGATGTAAACTTTTTCACCCACAGTAACCTTCACAGTTCCTTTTATCCCCAACCGTTTTTCTTCACGTCTCAAAGCCTCTGTATCATAAACAAACTGTTTTTTCTTTTTGTCCCAAATTGTACCTTCCGTATGGGTTCTCAAAAGACAGCGACAAAATGGATGACAACCATCCACCGTGGCACGCCAGTCTTTAACCTTACGACCAATGTTACTGCCGTTTGCCACCAAAACACTCAGTTTAAACAATCGTGGAGCACTGCCCAACCCATCGGTCAGGTACAAAGCAATACAATGACGGCAGGCACCAGCATACACATCCTTATACACTAGGGGATCACTACCAGGATTCTGACGCATTATCTCTACCACCCGTCCACGCTGAAAAATATTATTCATCTCAGTATCTACTATGCGTCCTAAGTCCTTAGACCAATCCTGCGTTCGATGACCAATATCACTTATAATATTAGTCACAGACTTACGTTCCTTCACTCCAGTAGCAATTTCCTCTTTAAATATGTTTTCATACTCACTCCGGGTCAACTCCTCGGTTATACCTGTTTCTACATCCTGACGCACCCGGTTCTCCAAGTTCTTCAGGTGGTGATATGTTGCCTGACGTGCCAGAGTGTATTGAATCTCTTCAAACGGTGTCAGGGGTTGATATTGTTCCCTTCGTAGATACTCTTCAAAATCATTGTATGCTAACCGACCAGAATTATAATCACCAATGACCTGTGTTAACCGTCCCAAAAGGTACATCCTATAATAAGGTGGAAATAATCCACCCAGACCAGCCAGGTTCAACCCCAGAGAAGTCAGCAATGCCCGGTCAACCTCAGTCAGCACTGCTTCCCCTAAGTTCACACCAATATACAGTAGTATGTTTTTGCTGATTTGCTGCAATACTCGTTCTATCTGTTGGGTGTTAAGTATCATTTTGTTTTAACTGCTTGAGTAAGTTGTTTAGTAACGTCAATCATTATTTTCTTTACTGTAACGTCAAACGAATGTTTCATCTCATCCTCTATCGGCACAATGAGCTTCGGATAACGTGGTGGATCAAAATGTTCACTTTTTACTTCCATGATGCTGCTTTAAAAAATCATCCCATACTTTCTCTGCCCCTTCATTATATTCCCTCAAGTGCCTCCTCACCAAACTTTTAATAAGATTACTATTACGATGTTTATAAATGTGAACAATCTTATCAACAACCTCTTCATAATCTGTTGTAGAAACTCGCATCGAAGGGGGCATCCATACAATAGCATCACTAACAATAATAAGTTTATTGTTGTTGATAAAATCTGCTGTGACAATATTAAAACTTTCTGTATAGGAAAGTTGTAATCCCAGATCCATCTTTCCTATAAGACTTTGAAACGTATGATTAGGCATCCAGTTATGAACCATTAATTCATGCCCAATGTTTTTAAACAACTCCCTAAGATTCTTCAATACTGAATCATCCTGGATAGCCAGATTAGGTGTTATATGAAAAAATAGTTTCTTGTTGAGTTTATTTGCTGCCATTATTGCACATACAGCCTGGAAACACTGATTTTTAAGTAACCTCAACGCACCAAAACAACCAATCTTCATGTATGATTTTTCTTCAGAATCATTATCCTCCGGTTCAAGAACAGTCATTACGTTTGGTAGATATGTAAAATCATATTCCATCACATTAGATAATGCTTTTACAAAACCATGGTTATTAAAAGCTATTATCAAATTATCTCTTTTCAATTCAATATAATCATTGATCAATTTCACACCCCACCCCTCTGTACTCAGGAATCCTATGTCACTATGAATGCGTACTACCCATTTGATATGTTTATACCACCACAAAGACATTATCTCTGATAACTTAGGTGCAGTTACCCACAGGGCTTCAATGATAACAATATCAGGATTATAGTCATGTACCTCCTTGTCAATACCGTTTGCATCAACAACCTGTACTATTTTGCACTGGTAATGTTTGCTTTCCAGGTAATGTGCAATATGATTTGCTGAGTTAATAAGTCCATAAGATGTCAGGGACAGACTGTATTGCTTTTCTTTTAATATAAAAAGTATTCGTTTCATTTCTTTACATCTACTTTCTTCATTGTATCACCCGTGAAATCCCTTGGATACATTTTCAGAACTTCTCCTCGTTGAAGTGGTACAACTGTTCCTCTAGGATTCATTATAACTGGAGTTCCTAAATTATCTATCTTCCTGCTATTCCTACTGGTATGTATATTACTAAGAAGTATCCCTGTCATCATTAACAATGTTGTTACTATCCATACCCACCGTTGCCATCTATCCTGACGCTTCTTTTCTGCCAAGTCCGCAGCAATCTGATCTTTTTCACCCTGTTTTTCAAAACCATTAACCTTAGCCCCCACCCTCGTTATCTCACCGAGCAGAACATTATGGTTTTCATTAACGCCTTTTAACTCTTTATTTATATTATCCAATTTAGTTAGTACTCCTGCCTGACGTTCCCCTATTATTGCCACCTGGTGCATTATACCATTTTCCGGGTGATTATTCCCTGTGATAATAACTGATAACTTATTATTATTCTCAATAAGATGTTTAATATTATCTTCCTGAGTGCAGTAATGATCCTGTTTCCGAATAGCAAGTTTAAGTTTTGCTGTCATATCATTTCATTTCGTTGAATTGCATATCTAAGCAATTAATTTTGCATATAGTTGTGATATTGTACCAACAGTAACTCCTTGACTTATTGCATAATCTATAAATGATGCAAACATATCTATATCCGTATCACTTCCTGTTGCATTAGTTACAAATGTATGAAGATAACTTATCATCCCTGCTTTTGCTATTACTGCTAAATCTATTACTGATTCTATTCGGACAACAGTATCGGTGGTTGCATTAAGTGTTCCCCAGGTTATAACAGGAAGATTATAATAATCCATATCCTTATATATTAAGCCATTAAGTGTTTGCCAGTCAACACCACGTCCAGTCAGTCTGTATTCAGCAGCTACTTGTTCCACTAATGCATTCAAAGTACCATATGGATAGGCTGTATGATTTGGAGAAGGAATACTATTTGTTGTTAAAAATGTATTTAATCTCGCATATTGATCTTCTTGTTGTGCCTGTGTTAAAGTTGTCATATCAATATGATCGTATGTATGACATTGAATATCCCATCCAGCAGCATAAAGAGCCTGTAAATTAGAGACAGTCATATACCCTGCTGTTCCGACATGATAGGCAGCGACATAAAGTGTTCCTACTAATCCCCTCGCTGCCAGCACCGGATAGAGTGTAGTAAATTGAGTAATATATTCATCATCAAAAGTGATTGCCATAAATGGAACATTAAGAGGCAATGCTAAAAATGAAACTGCATTATATGTAACAGTACAGGTGTATCCTGCATTAACAAAAACAGCTTTTAAATTAACCAAATCGGAATTTGTTTCTCCACCTGTAATTGTCCCATTAGTGGTATGTGCCCCGGTAGTTAAAGTTATACTTAAATTATGCGTAGGTGCATGTGCTGAGAAATAATTATTAAATTTTGTAATTATTGATGTAATGCCCGTAGTGTTTATTTGATTATTTCCAAGTTGAAAATCCCACGTGTTTCTACTTACCAATGAACCTCCAAATCCTGTAAATTTATTACTATAACAATAATATAGAAGTGCTCCGCCCCCAAGATGATTAGCTGATATAGAAGGAGCGGTACCAGTAAATAAATTACTATTCAAATCAAAATAACCACAACTATCCGGTATTGTCATTGCAGACAAATCGCCAATAAAAAGATTATTGGAGAGATTAATATATGCAGCAGTATTTATAAAATTAAATGAAGAAATATTACCCGACATTTTACCATTAGCATCACCAGCTATTATTATAGTGGTAGCATTTGGAAAATAATATGTAATCTTAAATATATTATTTATAAATCCATTTGGATTCAATGAAAGTGCCGTTACACCAGAAAATCCATCAGTTGATGTAAAAGAAACTTCAGTAGTACTTGTCTGTGCAGGTAAATTATTTTGAGAATAAATATTTCCACCTCCAAAATTCCATCGTAATGTTGCACCAGATTTTGTTATCGTCCTGGCAATATGCGTTAAATATGCAGGATTAACCTGTAAAAATATAAAGAAATCACAAACAGTTTTATTTTGTCCTGCCGGGCCGAATGTATCAATTATGTATTGTTCCTGTAACCTGCCAAGTATTAACGTTTTTTGTGCCGTAGTCCATGTTACATGAGTATTAATTACATCAGTATAACTATATTGCATCAATTCACTCCATGTTCTACTGGTAATTTGTTTAGGGCTTGAAAAATTAGAAACCGTTAATCCATTCTTTCCCCTGATTTTATATTTTATTAAATCACCAAGATTAGTCGCTGCCGTATCATTATATAATTGAATGCCACTCAGGATAGTTGTTAATAATGAATATGTTCCACTATTCACAGACTTCCATACCTGGTATTGATCAGCGGGATTAGCACCTTCTACCCAAGTTACTTGGATTGCCCCGGTTATTTGTGTGCATTGTGGATTAGTTGGTATAGTCATTATAAGGAGTATTTTGCTGTTAAATAATTATATATTGCTGTCTCATTTGATCCTCCTGCCTCCGATCCATCAGTAATTGCAGCATAGGAAAATCCAATATTTGCAGAATAAGAGGTACCTCCTCCGCCGCCATTACCAAGAGTAAATCCACTATTAGCGGTATTTCCTACAGTACCTGTTACTGGTATACCATTTGCTAAGATCATTTTTGAATTTGTATTATTAAATAAACAACGCATGATACAGGATTGACCAACAGTAGGATTTACGGATGTTCCAATATAACTACCTGCAAATGTTTGAACCTGAGGGGTTGCCGTATGTTGTATAAGTGCTGCCGCAAAATCAGCACTACCATCAAAAATCACATCAAGACTAGCCCATGAAACAGGGTTAAAAACTATATATATGAAAAATGGTTGAGTTAACGTGAATGGTGCAGTTTTCATAAAACTACCTGAAGCACCATGTACACCATTAAAAACCTGATTTGTCGGTCTTCTAGCTACTACTGGTTGCGTTAAGTGATTGCCAGTATATAGTTGTACCTTATTATTTGAATCACAGGTTTTAACTGTTCCACAAACAAATGTATCCCCAACCGTACATCCTGTATAAAAGAAATTAGTCTGACAGGCCGTTATCTTATAAACTGCATACAAAACTATTACACCGCTATTCTGTTCTGCACCTAATGTTCCGTAAGCAATTTTTTGATCCCAATAAATACTCTCTATTCCTGATGCAGCCAAACGTCCATTTGTTGCTAACGGTTCATAAATTGCAAAAGTATGCATTCCCAATAAAAAGGCAGGCACATAACTTAATTGAATTATTGCTTCTGCTGAAAAGTCAGAATAAATACTCCCGGTAATTGCCCTTATTTTATAAGCAATTGGAACTCCTGCATAATATGTCAAGTCATCATAATAAGTAGTCCCGCTTGTTATAATTGCTAATATAACAAATGGCGCACTGTTTATAGACACCCAAACCTCATAATTATCAATATTAGCCAATGCATTCCATGTAATTCTTATTCCACCAGAAATTTGAATAACAACAACATTCGTAGGTTTGTATTTGCTGCTCAACGATTGCTGTCCCTCATTGAAACGTTTTGCACTATGTCGTAAACGACTTTGCATATTTTAATTTTTATATGCCCCAAATACATTAATAATATATCCAACTGTAATATTCAAAGCCCAGACAGTACTCAAATCAGCCACTTCATATGTGACACTCTCCCCTGGTTCAAGTTCACCACTACCAGCAGTTAATCCTGTTGGGCCAACATAAACATTACCACCGTTAGTACTTAGTGCTTTAATAGTCACCCAGCCAGGCTTGACATAATTAGCAACCCATGCGATAGTGTTTGCTGTTATATGTGCTGAAAAAGGAGTGTCGGGATAACTGGTATTACGCCCGACATTCACTCCTAAATTAGCATTTTGAATAGCTGTATTGAAGGCAGCAACGAATGCCGTCACACTACCGTAAGTAGTACCATTTAGACTCACATCCCCGGCTGCTGCTCCATACAGTAAGACATCCTCCCCTACAGGATCACTATGAATGGTAATTAAACCTGAACCGTCTATACTTGCTTTATATTTAAGCGAATTATAGACGACACCCCCTACAGTGACCTGTCCTATTGATACTACTATTGCTACCATTTTGTCATGTTGTTAAAAACTCTCGAATTTATTACAAACCACCTAGTGTGAAACTATACAATACCCCTATTAAGAATAAACCATGCTTAGTTGTCCAATTAAAACCACCTCCGAAGTTTAAATATTGAAGTGCTGTAATAGTACCAATGGTACAAACTCCGGTCGGATCAAAAAATACAGAAGCACCAGCACCAAATGGACTGTAAGGTACACCATTATCATTAATATAATAGTTATAAGTTATACCTATACCTCCCCCAAAACTTCTTGCTACCGACTCAATCTTTGCTGTTGACTTATTATAAGACAACTCGACTCCTGATAAATTCACAGCCGGACGAACTTTCCAAGCAGATGGCATTACTATTGTAGTATCTACCAATTTCAGATTACTACCTATCTTTATCATCATCTGATGGGGTTGATCAAAAATACTACTATTCACGGGTTTAAAAAACCCTTTCCAAGCACTCTGTGCCTGAATGGCACTGAAGGCAAAAAGCAAAAATGCAAATAAAATAACAATTCTTTTTTTCATATTACTTAAATTTAAATGTTGTTGTATTATAGGCTGGCAGAAATGCAGTGCCTCCCAGATAAGTGAACGTAATAGATAAAACGAGTTTACCAAGAGCCAGCCAGACAATCTGACCAGTAATAAAATATTGACCAAGACCATCCAGTAGTCCTGTTCCAAGAGCCACACATATACCTGAGACAATATTGATTAAACTCAATTGTCCTGCAGGTGAATCAGAGTGAAGCCAGGGAATTAAATTCTTACCAAAGTAACTTAGTATAGTACTTACTACATTTATCCCCAATAAAACCCAGTTAATTGTTGTTGTCCACATTGAAATAAACAATGCAACAAGCGTCATAAGTAATCCCTTCAAAAATTGTTGTGTCGTCATAACGAATAATTTTTAGTTTAAAAACCTGTGAGTACCTGTATGGATAGTTCCTATATCACCACCCCCAAAAAGATAGATAAGGATAACAATAAGAACAATCAGAACGATAACACCTTTAAGTCCTTTATTGAACTGTGGATTAGTTACAAAATAGTTGATAAGCCAAAAGCATATACCAACAATGATCCCTCCAATTAGAAGGGCAACCAAGAGTGTAAGTAAAAAATTTAACATAATTTTCAAGTATTAAATTATTAAAAAAACCAACATTTCTTTTTATTTGTAGTCGCAATAGCCTGAGCATCTGCCATTAAAGTATCCCAGTCAAAACCTAAATCCTTTAAATACTCAGGTTGTTGCTCTTCTGGGAATACCAGTAACCATGCTTCATCAACGGTCTGATTCCACCAAGGAACTGTTCCATCTTGTTTATCACCCCATGTCAGGTTAGTAAACATATCCTGGGTATAATCCGGGGTGATAACACAGTGACCATCCCCAGTCAAAACCCCCGGCGTCCATGGTACATGATTATTAAAATCGTCAATAGCATTTTGTTGCACATTAAAACCAATGTAACAAGCCCCAAACAACCAGATAGTCTGACGTACTTCCCGCAAATCCTTTGGGTTGAGTGCCACGTAATATGGTAATTTATCACCCAGACAACCCTTTTTATGACATTTCTTTAATACATCCAACTCATTACAACCTGTATCCTGACCACCTGTCATAGCAAAATAAAAATCAAGTATCTCCTGATCTGTTGGGATGTATTTAGTACCACTAAGCCCCAAAATAAGTGATTTAAAATGACCAAAACCAGCTATGGTACAATCTCCTGCATTATTATTTCCTAACATTGGAAACAGCACTGTAGGATCGTTTATGCCAAGTTTTGTATACACTCTATTGAGATTGTCCACTTCTAAAGGAGGATCAGCTACAGCTTTTACATAATTTGACATCAGTAAAGTTCGCCCTTGTGGATCTTCCCTTCGTGGTAACCGACCAAACATTAAATTGCTCATGCTATCTGTCTTTTAATTAACATTCTATTTAACCACAACCGGGCATACCGTATCTGCCCCACTACTGTGCTGATACTTATATTTAACAACTCAGCAATCTGACGACATAACAACCCCTGATCTCGCAGGTCTATTATACGCTGATGTCTCAAAGGCATTTCACGTATAGAATCTTCTATGATACTCACCGTTTGAGCACTTATCAATAGTTGTTCAGGCGTTTGTACAGAACTTTCCAGGTAATGCAAATCCGTTATGTCCACATTGATAGGTCTACGTTTTTTATACAAAATGAAATCAAAACAGGCGTTTTTTGCTATCTTAAACAACCATGTCTGAAATTCAAATAACGGTTCGTATTCAGTAATCTTTGCAAATGCCTTCTCGAAAGTCAACATCGTCAAATCTTCTGTATCCGTTGTGTCCTTAATGATAGCACGGATGAAATTAAAAATCCGTTTATGATAATGTGTAAACAAAGTGGTAAAAGCCTGTTGGCTGCCCTGCTTAGCTTCTCGGATGAGCTGAAAATCAATATTTTGTTTATGTATTATCACTTTGTCACAAGTTCGGTATTTATGTAGTCTATTAAATTCTGAGTAATAGGATCACTGGATTTACCCTTTACCATATCACTTTCAAAAGTTGAAAATGGATTTTTTTGTCCAATATCACCCCCTCCAGATTCTTTGTTAACTAAATCATTCATACTATTTCCGCCATAAGCTTGCATCTGTTTTATCTGATTATAAACCGGGCTCAATATTATATCTTCATTTTCATCAAATTCCCGTCCTGTATATTCCTTAAATTTGTCTTTCATTGAAACCATCCCACTAGCAAGTTTCTTTACATCGTTGTCTAGCTTAGTTGTTTCGTCTTCAATATCCACACCAGTCCATACAAATTCATAGTTCGAATTTAATTCACTGACAATAAACTTGTCAATATTCTTCTGAATCACTTTTAATAAAGGTTTTAATCCTTTATCCTTACTATGTTCTGTACGTTGCTTCTGTCCACCTTCACCAAAAAGAGTATGCTGCTGACAGAATTTGAACCCTAATTCTGAGGGGTCTACCTTGAATACTGAACAAGTTACCAGGGTCAGAAACTCCATCCATTGACTGAATTCCATCTCCTTATTGGTCTGTTGCATGTCAACCCAATCTATTTTGTCAGCCTCAAAGATCGGTACTTTATGAGCATTCTGCCAACCGGTCACCATTGACCGCCATGCCATACGAAAGTCGTTCAACATCCGGGGATCAACACCACCTTTCATAGTAAAAAATCCCCGTGGATTTGACCCATTAGTAAAGAACCGTCCATTGTATTCCATAGACTCTAGTAACCATGTCACCACTCGCATCAGCACCTCCAGTTCACTCTGACCGTAACCATTCTGCATGATGTTACTAGTCTTATTACGCACAGCAAAGCACATCTCCCAGGGATACCACACCACTTCCTGCTTAGTCTTAGGATTGATCAGTATGCGTTCACGCCATACCTGACAATAATGTGGAAGGTACGAATGATCCTGAAAGGTCAGTGGTTCGTACTTCTCGTTTTGCTGATCATAATTGGGATCAATAGTTTCTAATAAGCGCACTGTTGATGAGTCTACACAATCATACGATACTGGATCACCCCCACGGGTACGCTGTACTTCAAAACAGCCCTGATCCAGTTCCAACATATCCTTAGGGAATATTTTCAAAAAGTCATGAAAATCATTATGAATAGTAAACTTGGCATCCATTCCACCGTTCTCCAGAAAATCTACTATCTTCTCAATCTCACGTTTATCCTGATCAGTGTTTTCATACTCAGTCTCAAACCGTCCCAGACGTTTACGGATTGTCCAGCCTGGACGGTCAGCATCCGTGGAGAAATTAGCAAAATCCAGTATCTGATTTATACGGGTGCTGATCACTGAGAAGATCATCGGTGTACCACCCATTGAACGCAAGAACTCAAACGGCACAACCTTGATAGCCGTCTTGTATCCCAGACCAGTGTAAAACTCATTGTCTGGTGCGTACAAGAATGCCCGCTGGTTGTCGGCAATCACACTATTAGCTTTCTGAACGTCCTGCTGGTACTTTAAAGCCTTCATGATATCATCCGGCTTGTTTGACTCCAACAATCGCTGATACGTCAAAGACTTATGGATATTCAGTTTTTCAATCTGAGTATCTATCTGTGCCAATGATTGTGGCAATCTTACAATGTTGCTCCTACTCGCACGTCGTTTGGACATTCACTAAAAAGATAATTATTAACAAAATCAGTTACCCGTTCATATAACGCTGGGGCAAACGTTTGCAACCCAGCTCGCACCCGTTTCATAATGTGTTGATCAGTCTTGGTTGCTCCCCACAGATGGGCATACCTCAAATTCTTCTTATTATCTAATATCCATGATGGATCATTGATATCATCTGTGATTAACTCTACCTGATCTCTCAGGTGATGTGCCTTAATCAGTGCAGCAGCAAAATATTGTTCGTGCCACAAGTTCTGATGCATCTGAACAGGACGGAAGTCTTCAAAAAACACCTTCTGGTTCTCTGGAGCAAAAATATATTCAGCACTGGTCTTAATCCATTCCTTAAAAAACTCCAGGTCATGACCACCACAGATGCCACAGTTATAAGTAAAATCAGTGACTTCATTATTCACAATAATCTGTGGACGTACCACAGCACTGTTCCAACAAGGTCTTAGAACATCGTACCACCTATATTCTGGCACTACCATCTGTTCTTTACTCTGGAAACACAGTCGGGCATTCAATACCCTTTCTGGCAGTGGTTGTCGGATAATCATATCATTATCCACGTGGACAAACGGTTGCGTCTGTAACGTATAAGCTATCATCTTACCATACGCCCAGAACCATCGTGGAATATTTTTCATAGTGTCTAGTTCTGTAGAATATTCAGTTACCTCTATTCCTGCTGTTCTTAACACACGTTCACCCCACTGGGTGGTTACCACGTGTACTGACTTAAAATTTTGCATAGCCCAATGAGTAGCTAATGCCATGGTATACAAAAAGTCAGAATAAAACATGTAACCAGCTTTATTGCTAAATGAATCATCAGCATTGAAGTATGAAAAAACAGCCCGAGTGATCATTGAGTTTAATAAATATACGTATCCAGTATATCTACACCTATGGCACCACCGTAATAAGTCCCCTGATGCAACACCACGTCCGCTTTACCAGTCTCTACCGCTGTGAGGGTGCAAGCCTTTGTTATTGCCCAGGCAATCATTGTACCCAGATCATATTCCAATATTTTAAAATCCCACCCGGCTGCTATCGTTGCATCCTGAAAACCAATCTGGAACTTACCAGTGGACAAAATACGTTCCTTTATCTGGAAAACAGTAAATTGTTGGTTGTCACCTATCAGGTCAGTTAAGAGTTCTACCATTAATCCTGAACTATTATTAAATACTAATGTTTTCATGCTTTATAAAAAGTTTATATTGTATCAAATTTGTATATTTATTATTCTTGTTCTTTTATATATTGATCTACAAAAGTTTCAATTTCCTTTTTAGCATCTTTTTCACTCAAATAAAAATTAGGAGTTGTCATTAAAGGTTCTCCAGTATCAGAAATACCATAATACATATCTCCAAATCTAGGAGAATTCATTTTTGCAATCTTAATATTAAATTTTCCTCGTTTATATTCATTAACAACTTTTTCATTAGCCATTGCAAAATCGTACTTTTTAGTTTTCTTCTCATTACCCTCTTTTTCTTCCTTAACCCTCTTTAACATACCAGCAATAGGAGTATCTAAATCAGACAAAGTTTCTTTCTTTTCACCATACTTCTGACCAACCCTGCCCAGTTTCTTATTTTCACTAGTGAGTTTATAGATTCCACCTTTGGCTTTTATAATCTCTCCTAATTCACCCCGTTCAGCATCCTCCCACTCAACCTGTTCGTGACGAGTATAAACTACCGCCTTAGTGAAATCATTGCGTAATACTTCCCATTGTTGCAACGACCCGACGTCAGTGATCATAGCATTACTCACGGCAATTTCACCATCGGAAAGCTCCGCTGTGAGTGCCTTTTGCATATAACCGTTTATAACTTTTGTGTTTTGACTCAATTGAGCCTGGGTGAGAACTTCCAGGTGTTGCAACTTCACCATCGTAAGGAAGTCATCCTTTGTGATTGTATTCATTGAATATATCTTTATACCTGATCAAATTTATTTTGGTATAAAAATATTAAAAGTTTTTAAAAATTAAGTTTTTCACTATTCTACATAATAAAAACTAAACCCCTTGCATAGATGAGTCGTTATTAGATTTATTAGATTTATAGAAATAGTATTTAGAAAAATAAATCTAATTTAAAATCCCTGTAATTATAATAATGACCCCTAACTGTTATTTCGTTCCAGACGGATTTGCAACCCTTCATATTCCCAATGACTACCGTTTTATCATTACGCCCCAGGCACTATGTCTCTCATGCAAGGCGAGTAAACTCGCTGTTTTGTGCCTAAAGTACTATAACTACCTCTGTTTTGGATTTGTCTCGATATAATCAGACGTGGGAAAAACTGTGTCAAAAACCCTATGTCTGGTAAACCAATCAACCATGTGTAAGATAGAAAAATGGTTCCAACCAGAACATAGGGGCAATGATGTAATCCTCTGGTAGAGAATTATAAATTTACTTTGCTTATTATATTCCTTTATTTTACACATGATTGATCTATTAACCAGGCGTAAAAATAAAATAGTTTTTTTAAAATTAAGGAATTTATATAATTTTTAATAATTCCAAGATTGTTAATTTAATGCCACTCACCTGGAAAGATTTCATACCAATCTGTCAATGATTTTTTTAAACTATCTATTGCTAAGTATTTTATTTCAACAAAGCCAGTTTCTCTGTTTAATAAAAATTGCATCTTTACTAAATTGTTTTTAGGCAAATTCCGTGTAATATCAACCTGAACACAAACAACATTTGGATTGTTCTCATAACCTGTTGGTCTAAATGATTCCCACTGGACAAATCCCTTAAGACCTGTAATATGCTTTACTATATCACCAACTACACATGGATTAGATAATCCAAACCCTATCCCTAATTCTCCTAAATTTAATGATGAGTTTTTGACTTTCTCAATGTCTTTGTTTTGTGTCAAATCAGCACATGCAAAAGTAAAAAGTAGAAAACAAAGAATTGTCAATTTTTTCATAGTAACAAATTTATTTATTATACAAAAAACTAAACACTATATCCCTGGAACTCCTTTAAATACGTCTGAATAGAACTTCCATTCATATCTGTTGCATTATGATTAGAAGTTAAAAACCGTTGCACTCCACCCACACCCCCCAGATGACTAGCAGCAATCAACCCCGCCCGTGTAATCTGTACACCATTCACTACATGACCAATATACTGTGTGAATTTACTTAAATAATGTAGATTGTGAGCGATTAAATCCTTTAATGCTCGTTCCTGCATCTGTTCAGGAAACACGCTAGGATCAGCCCGGAATCGCTCAGGCGTAATACCATGATATCCTAACAACTCCAATGTAGTAGCAGTAAATTGATACTTACCCATACACCCAATGCTATTTATCACCTTCCATTGATTAGAACTCTCAATCAGTCCTAGATGTTCAATGAACAACCGGAACTGTATGTCTACTCGTTCAGGAGGCTTAACTATGGGATGAACCTGCTCAATATATAAAGTCACATGATCAGAAGACCCACTTGCCAGAGAAATACTCAGTAGCAAAAGAATTAAAATTAATTGTTTCATCTCACTTGTTTTCGTTAATACTTCTAATTTAAAACGATAAAAGTCTACAAATCAAATTTATAGACCCTTCAAAAGTGGTATTAATTAACGTATTTGTTCAGTTCGTATCATCATATTTATAATTTTAAAATAAAAGAGGGGAATGCACTGAGTACTTTCCCCTCAGTCGGTCGTCTTCAGCCTATGCGGCCATGTTAACCTGTGCCCTTTCAGGCATTTGAATTGTTTTGCCATTTAATTGGCATGCTTGTTACCTTCATTGATCTGTTACACTCCTCTGCTGTCAAAACCAGATCAGCCCCTTATTTTTAATAAGGCGAAGGATTAATAGGATTGTCTTTCATTTACAGGATATAACCGACATCTGTAAACTCTCTGAAGAGCAACATTAATAAAGAGTATTGCTTTAGTCTTATTAAGCACTCTTGCTTGTCTTACTGATTTTACATCAAGCACTCTATCACAATCAATCAGAGTATTACTTCTATTAATCCTAGTTGTGGAGCTGACGGGAATTGAACCCGTGTCCAAACAGACTACTCTACAGACCTCTAGTAACAACTGTCTTCAAAGAACTTTCAAAAAAGGCAGGGTGATTATTGGAAGTATGTAAGTACTGGTTATTAAACTAAAATCCTGATTATGTAAAAGGAACCACCCTGCCAGTTCAACTCACCTGTTTTTTATTTGCCTACTGTGGCAACTTCTTTATTCGTTCCGACGGTCAGAACAATGCCTTCCTTTTCAAAAACATCATTCCACTCAGCTTTTGCTATTTTGAGTTCACTCATTGTTTTAACATTAGCAATCAGAGTCTTGTTAGCATCTCCCGGTAACTGACCAAAGAGATTAAACTTTTCGTTATTTGCACTTGATTTGTCAACCAAACCTTTTCCGTGAACAAAAATCTTTTCCATAATAGTGAGTTTTTAATTGTTTATATCCTTTATAACCTATTATACAAATTATTTTTATATTAACGTTCAATTGAGGGTTTTATTTTTTTATCCTCTACTAACACTTCTTTAAACGTCAAGGGATGATCCCCTATTTTCACTAACTGATATTGCTTACGCTTAGTATAACGTTCCTTTTTAACCCGTTCCAACACCGTCTGAGCACTCTGCACAGCACCCACGTTAGTCTCACTACTCACCCAATTGGTTATACTTGCTGTCATAACTCTTTATTAACCGTTAGATCAATCAGCCAACAGGCATCTACCAGGAATACAATTCCCAAGATTACCAAACTAAAAAGAGAACCTACAACAGCAGCCCGAACCATCAGTGCTCCGAACCCTAGTAATATTGCAACAGATAAAACCACTTTGCTGGTCTTACTTAACTTTGGTGACACGTCAGTAAATTGAACACCTTTATTATAATGTGAGCACTGTTCACATTCAATATCCCGCTCTCGGATCATAAAAGCAGTATCCAGATAATCACATTCAATATTTGCGTATGGACATTTCATGATTTCAATTTACTATATTATACAAATAATTTTTATATTAAGCATTAAATATGTAAACTTTTCCTTTACTAGCATCCCGAATATCCAGATGTACCCAACTGACATTTGCTTCTAATCTTACTGCGTATGGTAATATATTCTGATTCTTGACAATCCATTGTCGAACTTCCTCAGCAACCAGACCAAGAACATCAAAATCAATTGCCTGCCCCATTGCATGAGGATCAACAAATAAAGTGCCTGCCTGATAAACTGACTTCATTAAATCACACTGAACACAGCGTAATCCACGTTGTGAAAATTGCCCGTGAGCCTGCCAGTTATTAATAATCATCGGTTTATTTAAAACTTCCCGAATCTTTTCAATAGTTAAAAGTAAACGAATATCAAAGAACTGCCATGCTGTATCCCCATATTTATCATAAACCTCAGAACAAACAAGTTCCGGTAAAGTAAAATATATAGATTCAAATATCACTGCTTAAAAATTCGGTTAAAAATATATAAAATTTTTTAAAAATTAACTTATTTGACTAACTATCACATTATTAACTAATTATGGACAAACAAGGGCTTGTCAATATAGATAACTCTCAGATGTCGTTCTGCACAACGCCGGGCACACGCCTCGGCATACGCCCCATCAGCTGAATGATTAGTCTGATTAAACCCTACTGACTTTGCTACGTCAGAACGCACAATAAAACATCCCATATCAATATAATTCTCTTTAACACGGGTGTACATCACCGTATATTGCATATAACTATGAAGTGTATTACAATATACCATCCCAACATCTGCTCGGCATTCTTTAAGAAAAACCTCTACAAAAGCCGGTACATAATAATTATCATCATTAGTAATCAACACCATATCATCACAGGCACCAGCCAGGTTCTCCAGCATCATTCGACGGTTAGGGTGACCAAACTCACCATTGCACTGAGGTGTTTCTTTATAATGCACCCGTCCATCAGTGGTATAAAATGGATCATTGACTACCCTAAGCACTCCTTCTGGTGCTGGTCCGTCATGCATAATATACAATGACCACCGGGCATCTGTCTGGTTCATAAAAGAATCTATCAACCCACGTAGGGGTAACACTCGGTTATAAGCTACACAAAGCACATGAAGTACCATATTATATAACTTTTATTAATACAGTCATCTCATTATCCATAAATTGGCTGACTTCTTCTGAGGAACTACCAAAATGATACCCCCAGTTGTTCTTTTTGTTGACTTCACTCAGACGTGCAAAATTCCTTGCATTGCGCTCATTAACATACTCCTTTGACAGATGACGCATGTGAAAAGTCATTATCTCAGAATTGGCATTCAAATGGACATTCCCCGTCGGATGTGCCATGTGACAACCAGCATCATAATTTATTTCCTTGATCTCTGAGGGACGAAATAGATTCATCTTTGGTCCACCCGGACGTCCACCAGTAACTTCCTCATAAATCTGACCTACAGTAGTAGGAAACTTCTCAGAAAACATATTCCATAACCCTGGCAGAAAAATTGTTGCATCTGTCTTTTCAAGATATTCAACGATATGTGAATGGTATATAAACTCATCAGCATCACAAATTATTACCCAATCAGCCTTGCTGTTCTTCCAACAGTTATTCTTGACCTCTAGATACCATGCATCATTGATCTCATCTGGTACATCATACCGCCAAATCTCGGCACCCATTGACTGAGCTATCTCGACCGTTCGATCTGTAGAATTGTTTTCCAACAGGATAACATGGGCAAATTGTATGTAATGACGCATAAAATATGGCATTATCCGTTCTTCATTGTTTGTAAGGGCATAGACTTCTATTTTCATATTTTCAAATTATAATAAGTTGTTCAAAAATTAGTAATGTTTTCCAAAAACTATCTTTCACTAATGACCGGGCATAAGCAGTCTCTTCTTCTTTAAATGTCAGTCCTAAAGTAGTCATCAACGTGACCCAGTACTCATCTGTTTGACAGTTGACATGATGATAACCTAATTGATCTGGTACAGCATGAGTAAATATCAAGGTTTTACAAGCACAAAACTGTGGAAGGAAGTTAACCATATACCTCACATCAACATGCTCAACAAATTCACATGATAAAACCATATCCGCTGGAATAATCAAAGCCCCATTCTGATAATCGTGTACAACAATCATATCAGCAATAGACAAATCTGCATTTTCTTTGTTTATTTCTAACCCATCAACACCCAAAACCAAAATATTGTGATTATAAAAATATTTCATTAACTGTCCTTCACCACAACCAATGTCAATAATATTCTGAGGTTTAAACCTACTAATTAAATAATCCCATACTACTGGATCCTCACAGTGAGTATCCCCACCACGAATATTACCCCCTAACCAGGGACGATCATCATCAAAAATAGTCCCAGAACCTTCGTCAATAACTATCTTCATATTTTATACTTTTAACCAATTCTCACAATAAAAATCTTCAGTTGATTGTGGTAACTCATCCGTAAACCAACGAGATGGTGCCACAGTAACAGCCCGGGATAACCAGGCACCCCACCATGAGAACGAACTATTGCCTATCACAATATAATCAGCCTTTGACAATAGATAAAAATCTACCCAAGGAGTATTACTAACATATTCAAAGTCTCCACCAATTGCTTTTCTTGCCTCAGTAATATTATCGGTGACAATTACCACATGACGGTCAGGCAGATGTTTTAATGCCTCCAGATAATATTCCCGCCCCAGATCAACGAACCACGGATGTTTATAATTCCGATAATGCATTAATATACAATCTTCGTACGGTTTTATACCCACTGGTGGCTTCAACTCAAAATAATAACGTATCAAATCCCCACAATGAGCAAAATATTTATCTGTCTGCATGAAACCAAAAATAGTAACGTTATCAGGAACATCAAAACCATGAAACCCCCAAGGAATGTCAAACTCCTGATACCTGCTTTCATCAATCACACTCTCCGGTAGGGGGTGTGTAAAGAATTGTCTGTTGTTCCATGCTGGAAACGTATACTCATAACCATTCTTTACTGCAATACCAATAGTACCAGCAATCCAGAACAGCAGATTACCAAAGCCTGTATCAAATGCTTCTGTATGATCAATCGTCGGACGGTGACCAAAAAACTTATTTCGGAACGTTATCATACGTAACTATTTTTAACATGAATTATAGTTTCATTCTGTGTTTTTAAATGCAAATTACCATTCATAATATATAAATCCCATAGGTAGGTGGAAGTGCTAAGGTCATACACCTTTGGATGCCATTGGTGAATTACTGAAACATCATCGTTAATAATCTTATGCAACCCTAATCTATTAACTCGATCAAGAAACTCATTGTCTTCATAACCGATTCCATTGGCAAAACGTTCATCAAACCCTCCTAGCTTTATTATATTAACCATTGAAACTGCTGAACAGAAATGAAATTCACATGGGTTGTACACTGAATGATTATACCAGCCCACATAACCGTCAACATGCCGTTGAGGCAAAGTCTTTAAAAATGTAAGTGGTTCAGTAGATAATAAAACACTCTGTGTTAAATTAGCATCAATAGAGTATGTTGACATTGATATATAATTATCATTATGAACTGCCTGTGCTACATAACTTAAAACATCGTGTACGTGTAAACATTCAGGATTCTGAAGCACAATAATATTACCAATAGCCTTAGCAACACCCATATTATAAGGAATACATGAGTTAGCATACCATTTATCCTTTTCTTCTACCCGAATAACTCGTAAGAAAGGAAACTTTGGTAATAAATCCTCTAATCTCTCTTCTTCCCGGCTTGCATCATCAACAGCAATAACCTCAAAGTCCTTATACACTGTTCTTGCTATTGATTGCAAAGTTGCCAAAAACAAACTTTTCCTGTTGTAATAAGCTGTTACGATTGAAATCATATGTATCCTTCTACTTTTAATATTGATGTCATACTACAATCAGTGAATTTATCCTGATTAACATAATTAACACTTTTATCATTACCATTAAACCAATGAATACCCATCACATTCTTGTTTTTAAGTGGGGTTAAATCATTTTCTATAAACAATCTCTCCATATGATACGTTGAATATGGATAAAATGTCTCATACTTAATAGCCAACATTCGTGGAAACCTTGATACAACAGATTCCCAGTCAGGATATTTTCTACATAAAAGATCACATCCAAAATCCTGATGACCGTATGGCGGTTGCACCTTTTTTTCTTCTTCAATCAGTGATGCTACGTACAAACTACTCACTTCTGAGATCAGGTTTGATACATTGTGAAACCCGTGAGTAAACTCATAAAAACAAACAAGACTCTCAAAATCTATAGGATTTCCAATACAATCCACATTACTTAAATATTCAATCGGACGTAACCATACGGTATCAAAATCAGAATACACTCCACCCTGCTCATACAATATTTTCCTACGAAATATATCAGAACTCATACAAGCAGGAATATCTTTATTAATTCCCCATTCTGTAAGATCAATTTCTACAATTTTAACATAATCCAATGTTGATAACTTATAGAAATAATCCTTCCCAGTATAATTCGGTACATATATATTCTTACCAAGTTCATAATAAGGTTGTTTAGTAAGATAAATCACAATTTCCCAATCAGGATTATATTTATGAAATGACACTACTGTTAAAACATTCAACTGAGCCATCGGGGACTTATCCCAATACAAATGACATTTCTTTGGAATCATTTTCTAAAAATTAATAAGACATCTGCTGGTTGCATTGATTCTTTTCTCTGGTCAACAACTTCAAAAGGAATACCCAATACCTCGAAAGAAGGTCTATATTTTTCTAAGTCAATAACATCCTCAACAATCAATATACCTCCTGTACGTACAGCTGGATAAGTTACTTTAATGAAATGAATCTGATCACTCAAGTAATGTGTACTATCATCAATGGCAATATCTGGTGGAAAATCTTTAAAATATTCAGTTGTCAAATCTTTACTATTCATCAGTGTGAGCACACCCCATCTTGGAGATGTTAAAGGTTTTCTAATATCAATAAATCTAATATTTGCTTTTGTGAAATAATCCTCCCATAACTTACAACTACCTCCCAAATAATAACCCACTTCAAAAACATTAATAGGTTTATCCTGAAACGGTGCAAATAATTCATCATACAATTCCAGATAATGATGGGGATAGCCCTTATCAGTATGATAGATTCCTGTTTTAAACAACTCTACAAGCTTCATAAATCATTATATTGCACGCCAAACATTACCATTGCATAAACAATACTGACATATTTTTTTATCAAATTTCTTGTTTGAAAATTTCGTTACAAAATCATCTTCGAAGTTACAAATCATATCACTTGTCAACGGCACCCTGTCACTCAAAGCAAAACCAAGGTTACAATAATAAACATTTCCTTTCAAATAAGCCATTCCATTTTCTAATTGAACAGGATTGAAAGGATCCCTATCTACTACACAATCAGCCGGTAATGAATTAGGAACTGGCACTGTTGGCACTTTTTTATGGTGATGATCATTACGTAAGAACTGTGAACTACAACATTCATACTTTTTAACCTGTTCAGGAGAAGCCTGACTTGTTGAAACAATCCAATGCTTCAATCCTAAACTCATAACCAACTCAGGGTTGTTTCCATTCGTTACAAAGAACAAATCATCTGTAATTTCCTTTAATGCTTCAACGCCTTCCTGGAGATTAACCCATAAAGTAGGTTCCCCACCTATTAATTCAATAATACTAAAATGAATTCCACGACGTTTACAAGAACTAATAATATTCTTTAATTCATCCATTCCCATTTGATAATCAGGGTTGAGAGTCATAGAATAACTCTGGTTACAAAGTGGACAAGTCAGATTACAAACACTGGTCACCCAAATTAATAACTTTAGATTTATCATAATTTAATATTTTATTGCTCCAATAACTAAAATTTAACTTCTCTAAATTCCATAACTGTTCTGAAATACGTTTGTATTCAACATTTAAAAAGTCCTCAGTCACTTCTTCCCAACTATTCACAAAACAAATAGGCAGATCCTTGTAAAACTGATTATTAATTCCACGACGCTGAACAGGTATAGACCCCATATACAGAGTCTCCCACACCCGATGTGTGTCAATACCATGACCATCTGGACATACAACAAACTGATGATGGTATATGTTATCAAGATACTCATCAAACCCACAACCATTAGCACCCCTACCTATAGTTGCCCATGGCTTGCCCTCTAACAATTGATAAGCCACCAACCGTTCCCCCATGTTAGTTCCTATGTTATGATTAACATATACTAAATTTTTAATGTTGCGTAGTTGAGTGAGTTTCGTTATCATCTTCTGTCGCTTCTGCACTTCAGGGAACCACTGAGAGTTTTCTAAGCCAATAGGAATAGACTCTATCCTATCATTAACCACGTTAACATTCTGAGCATACCAATGAACGAGATTACTAGGTATTAATCTAGAATCTGCACTATCAGGGTTCTCTAAATTGTCAGTCACACACCCATCACTATTGTGACTGATCAGTATAAAATCATTAAATACCCGTTGGTTTTTAAAAAACATATTCACATCATGTGTATGACGATAAAAGATATCCATATTGTTGGCTAATCCAATGAACCGTTCACCCTGTATAAAATCTGTCATTTTATAAATTCATATAAACATAAACCAACAGAATCAAAACATTCATCATTAATTGTGCTGTTTTTGTGCACCCCACTCAACACTTCTTTCTTCACCCATCGTTCAGATTGCTCTATGTATGGACGTATCTTTTGAGCTTTAGTAGACATTCCCCCGTCATAACCTCGCCTGAGTAATTCCCAATCATGCATACAAAAGAACGTCCCTGCTTTAATATATTGTTCTAGCACCATAATATCTTCCAGGGCTACATCAAGCTCCTCTGGACCATCAAACAGTATGAAATCAACACTTATTTTTTCCTTAATAATATGTTGTATGAATTCATGGGACTCCATCTGATAATAATTAACAAATGGATATGTTTTAAAAAATTTCCCATCCAACATCTGCCGGGGATCACAAGCATGTATCATTGCTTCAGAGTTCAATTTCATAATAGCTTCCGCCATGCAGTATGTTGCACCACCTTCCCCACAACCAACTTCCAATATGCTTTTTGGATTGATGTCAACAACCCATGTATAAAGTTTATACCGTTCATATGGTAACATTTCCCCAAATGATATGATGTTAAAATCTATCATTAACTGATATATAAATGTAAATTCTTTGAATGAATATGTAAGTTATTTATCTTTACTTCAACATCATCATACTTAAAATATGGAATATTTCTTCCTTGCTCATCTCTGTACCAAGTGACTGTATATTCAGGATGTGCCATCAGCAACTGTCCAATGTAATGATCTGGTGGTGTAGCACCTGGCCCCCACGTCTGGGTGCCACCCACGAACTGACCCCAGCTAGCTGGATCAAACACAGAATGAAACTCTGAATAATTCTCTGAATGCTCCCCAAAAGGTAAGATAGGTAGATCGGTTATATATTTATCTCCAAAATCCAGATGGTAAGCCTTCATCAACGTCATCTCATTAAGCATATCCATATGATAAGCATCTATTATCCCCTGCATTCCATAGATGTGTAAAACACTAATAAAAAACTGGGTCATCCTAGCCAGTGATTCACTATACCGGATAAACATGAAGCCAGTCATTGACTTATCAGGGCCGCCGGGCGTGATTGCTATGTTCTGATACAAACGTTGAAACTTACTATGATGTTCACTCAAATCATAATATAACAACACATCATTCTCAAAATGATATACATCCGTTAATCCCTGACTCTTTAAAAAGTTTTCTATATAAAACAATCTTACTGCTGCTAAGAACCACAAGTCATTTCTATCATATGTAAACACGAATTCAAATTGACGGATTTTATCAGAATAATAATTATCTTTGTTCAATGCTTTTACTTCATACTTCTCAAACAGGGGATCATTCATCAAACCACTATCTGTTAAGAAAAACACATTAATATCAGGATTAAATAGACGAATCTGTTTAAAATTACATTCCAGAAACGCTGGCAAAGTCCCTCCACTATGAAACATTACTAAATCCATGAGTGTAGTGTTATTAAATCATACTCAGAATTTTTGAGTGAATTGAGATATTCAATAATATCAGACTCCTTCCAAAGCTCAAACTTTGCACCAAAACATGATACAACATGCTTATACATATAAGAACCAGGAAAATACTTTGTTACAAAGTTCCCATAAAACTCATATTCAGAAAAGGCAGGTGAATAATTCCTAGCATTCAACTCCCCCACAACCTTGTCAAAAAAACTATACTTGTCAACACTATATGTATGAAGCATCTCCTGAACAATAGCTCGCTTCATATACATCACCTCACAAATAAATGAATGTGGGTACACCTTGTCTAGATCAAACACCTTCTTCATCAGATCAAAATAATATCCATGACACTGATCATTACCTAATAGAAAACAGGGCTTATTGCTTTCTTCTACAACTAGTTTCCTGTTTATAATGACATCAGAATCAACTACCAAGTAATCATCTGAAGTTACATTCTGAAATAACTTAATGAATTGCTGACGATACCAACCTTTATGTTGCCCGGGATCACCCGTAAGGCTGGCAAAATTAAAATTAACAACATCCCTGTCTAAGAAATATTCAAGCCCCAGAATCACATCTATAACAGGCGTATCAGATACACAGTAAATCTTGTTGAATCCCTCAAGATTCCTTCTGATAGCATCAACACAATACTCGAGTTTAACAAAATCCTTTTCAGTAACTAAAATTAAAATATCATACATATCAGTGTTTCATTAAAAATACGTCACGACCAGGTTCTTTAAACTCATTAGCATAAAACCGTCCATGACCTTTACATATCCATTGTTCTGCATTGTAACGATTTGTCCAGTTCAGTGAGTCAATAGCCGGAAGTTTATTAATATACTTACGATTGAACCACCAGAAGTTCCCTGAGAAGTGTTCCGGGTGCAACGGTGGAGTGCAATGATTGACTGATGATACATCGAAACCAATCTCTATGTTGTGAAAGTGATGATACCAGTCGTTCAACACACTTTCGTTCAACCATGCCCGCCAGTGGTTCTGAATAGTATTAGCAGGTTGAGTGACTGCTTTGGTATGAAAGTAAAAACCTGTGTATTCACTGTTGTCTGCTTCAATAAGTTTAAGTGTACGATATTCATAATCCAGGGGATTAGTAGAAGTGTACTGGACTTTAAGCTTCGAGTACTGATTAATAAAAAGTTTGTCCAGTAATGCACATTGCTGCTCGTCACCAATGCAACCAATGTTAATCTCCTCTACGGCATCATACAACCCACTGTCCAGCATAATACGCAACTGATCTGTGATTATAGTGTACCAATGTGAAATGCAATATATGTGCCAGAATCCTTTGATTATCATCACTACGATTTAGTGATATAAAAATAATTAATTTAAGTTAAAAATAAGTTTTTTGAGGTTAGTCTTTATATTGTTCGAGAAATCGTTCAAAGGCATAAGCACTTCCTATTTTCTGTTTCAAATCTAAAAAAGTAACTATTGCATTTTCTAGTTCTTCTTTTGTCTTTGGCAGTTTCTTTTTGTCCTCAATTATTTCAGCAAATTGTCCTTTCCTATATACACAAACATTACAACTACATTCAGTTTCATACCATAATTCATCTGCCCCTCCATAATATCTTATAAAAGGAGACTTTCTAATTATTCCAATATTATCTTTTGTTACCATACTCCTAACTTTCTTCCCAATATACTTTTCATCACAAATCTTTTTGAGATGATCTTCTATTTGTTGTAAGGTAGCTAAACGACATGAAGAAATACAATGTGTTCCTACATAATCACCAGCCTCATTATTTTCTCTAAGTTCTCCTTCAGGAGATTCACCTATTTCTACTATCCTAAAAACTTTCCCTAAAAAATGTATTCCACATGCATCACTAGTTCTGATCACCCAATCACCAACTTTAAATTTAGGTTCTTTCTCAACCGGTGCTAATGTTTTAACCTGTATTATATCCCAATATGCTTTTCCATCTTTATCCATAGGTGCACCATCCAATACAATACTAACTTTATTACCATGCTCATCAGTGAGCCCAAATAATTCTCTTTTCATAACAAACTTTTTATATATTATACAAATTATTTTCCACTCTTACGTTTATCATTCTGTGTTTTATCCTTTTCCAACAGTTCCAACAGTTTGTTTTTAATAGTATTCATAGCAGCATCACCTTCCAACCGTCCAGTGCTTTCAACAATCTGAGCATCTTCAACGACTACACTCTTATCCTTCGTCCGGTGCTTACGTTCAATCTCATTCCAGTTATAGGTCAGATCAACCGGGTGCACCAACTGCTTGTCTGGCTCATACACACCAAACCCCGTGATATTACGGTAATAACTGGTAGTCAACTGTGCCATCAACCGTGTAGGGTCTATACCACGCTTAGCAGCTACCATCGCCAGTATCATATTATTCATTGGCACCCGTTTCTGGGCTTCATACAATGACTTATTCACCTCGATGGTCATATCCACGTTGATTTGACCCTGGACGTTGATGTTAATATTCTCACCCTCTACTTCCTTCTCAATCTGATCCAGTATCTGAAGCATCAACCGTGCATACTCAATACGTGGGTCGTTCATCCACTTATTGTAATACGTGTAAAACATTACTGAACGCTTGTCCAGCCGGGCACGCTTCTTGGTCAGTGCCACATCACTGAAATCACTGGCATACTGATCTCTCAGACGGTCTATTTCCTTCAGGTTACGACTGTACCAATGCACCAATGTTTGACGGTTTAATGACAATCCCCAGTCCTGCACGACCATCTTATGCACTTCATCAATGGAGTGTAACCGCCCGAACAAATCCAACAGGTCTTCCGCATGACTTTCTAATATCCCACCAGCTCTATTCTTATTGCCATATGCATATTTCGTTCGATCCCCTATTCTACCAAAAAAAGAATGTAACTGTGAACTGATTCCCATTGCTACGTCTATATCCCGTTGATCAGCTTGCTTAGCTTCCATCCATTTGTGTACCCAATGACTATTCTGTTTACAATCCACTTCCCATGTATTATCTCCAACAGTATAGTGATAAATCCTTAATGGATGTGTATTAACATAACGCATCATCTTTTCACGTTCTATAAATGCCTGGGGGTCATGTACTTCAGCAGGGATTATAAAATCTTCTTCGATGATTACATCACGCCACCCCTCTTTATTAACTATTGGTATAGGAATTATAGAACGTTCTATTTTCATTATATACTCTCTTTATATTTTATTTATTGTTTTTATCTTTTGTACATAACAGACAAATTAATAGTAGAATTAAGAAGGTTTTCATAGTTCAATCCTTGTGAACTACCTACAAGCTAAAGACCGATGGGTTTTATGGCACTCTTTAATAAAGTCTATCTCCTTCTGGCAAATATTCATATTATTTATTTATCAAATGTTTTAAATCAATCCAAATCATATGTAAACGAACTATTATTTTTATCCTTAATGGAACTTTTTTTACCCTATCTTTAATTGAGTATTTCATATTATCAATGGATTTGGGGATTTTCAAGTGACTTACCAGGAATGCCGTGTTCATCTATTTCATTGACTTCAGTTACTTCGGTCACTATAATGGTTTTAGTACCATGACAGACAGGACATTGTTCAATTTTGGAACTTGTTGTTGGATAGGGACTATTGACGTAACCTTTCCCATTACACCAAGTACATCCAGATAAATAAGTTTTGAAGTTTGTGAGCTTTTCCATATCATTTATTTTTTTGTAAATATTTCATTGCAATCAATATCATTTATTTTTTTTTAAAGATTTTAGTTCGGTTTCGAGTCGTGTTATTTCCTGACATGATAATTGCCCCCCTATTATATTAACAAAACCAGTTTTAAGATTAATAATCAATTCCGTTTGTTTTGCTATTATCTTCTCCAGTGTTTCAGCCTTGATGTCATATTTGGCTTGTTTGACATCCTTCGCACAATTTGAACAAAGTATTTTTCCATTGGGATCACACCAAAGATTAGTATCGTAAAATAATATTCCACAATTTTCGCAGATATGAGTATATACATTTCCTGTTTCATCTTTAACAATTTTCGTCATTTTTGATTTGGAAGATTCAGCTTTACAATCATCACAAACAGTAAAAGTTATATTTCCAACAGGCTTACCACATCTGAAACAAGTATTCCGCATACAGGCACAGGGCCTTATTGTTTCTTTGCAATTAGGACAAACTTCATCCGTCATTGCTGGTTGGTGAGATAACTTATTCTGTGGAATAGTAAAAGAATTGGTTGGCTCACCACATAAATCCATGAAATATTTATTAACGATTTTCTGAATGTCTGAAGGAATATCTTTTTGATTCTTTATTAAATTATTTGCAAAGTTTTCTAATATCTGTGCTTTCTCATCCGCAATAGTCTCCTTAGTTTTTGATTTTGAATTATCAAAATTAAACGGTAGTAAGTACCAATCAAATGATTCTAACCAATATTTAGAACTTGCCAGATAGTTACATTTTACCTTTGTAATATCTTCATTAGGATTAAAATCATTTGCCTTTATGTATAAATCTCTCAAGATAGTTCCTTTTATCCCGACTGCATATCTACCCTTTTCTTTTGGCAAATCATCCTCAGAATGGATATAAATCGTTTTATAAAATTGTTCAGTTGTTTCCATGGTATTCTATTGTTAAATTATTTAATTTTTTTATTTCGACATCCAATCGCCCATCCGAACAATATAGGTGCAAAATTACCACATGAAATATTAAAATATTCAAAGAAATTCCAAAGGCATGAAGCCAAAAATGTTAATGGTGTTTTAAAATTCCAGATTATCATATTAACTTATTTTCTTTAAGATAATTCTTCAATTCTTTAGTCAAGTTTTCAGGCTTTACTTCCATCCAATCCCAGTGCATCAAATGATTATAGATTGTCGTTCCAAATGACCTTAAAAATATTTTACCATCTTCAATCTTAATAGGCCATCCCTTGTATTCTATTGTGGTTGAAATTACATTCATTCGGCAAAGGAGTGAGGTATCATTCCTGATTTTGGAATAATTAACCCGATTAATCCTGCAATAAAGAATATTGCACACATAACAATAAATGCTACGGGTACAAATGGAAGGATTATTAATTTTATTAGTTTTTTCATATCATTAGTTTTTTACGCATCTGACAGAAGCACCCATTGATTCAGTGGCTGATCCCCTATATATATAACTACTAACATAACTACTAGGAGCTTCAATACTTCTAGTATATGCTGTAGTTTCGTCATACCTCGAACTAGTCCACCATTCAGTACTTAGACTATAATCCCCATAATCGCCGTTATATGCACTTCTAAAACCTGCAAATAATGCTTTGAAATTAGATGATTCTAAAATGAAAGCATACCCTTTACCTCGCCAGCCTAAACTGTCTGTTACAGTAAAACTCATACCCATTGACATTTCTAATATCTTCCAATCACCATCTGTTGACACATGCCAACCTATTGGGCAAATATTACCAGTGTTAACACAATAATAATTATACAAGCCACCACTTATATTTTTATAAGTTAGGTCATTATCATACCAACACATAGCAGGTGTTAATGAGTTTGCCCAAATGCTCCTATCTATAATAAGAGGAATTGGTGTACCATTATTGTAATGAGTTGTCTTAAGATTTTCAACCAACCATATTTGTGTACCTAAAATAACAGAATCATAGACATTACCGTCAAAATCATGAAGGGTATATGGCTTTTTCACGATCACTGTATCAATAGGTTTTACTGGTTTCTTCACAGTATCTTTGGCAGGTTTTGTTTCTCCCACCTTGCTAGAATCAGTAGCTGTCCCAGTTGTTGCAGCTTGTTCTGTGATGTATTCTATCTTTGTACAGGCAAAGCAAAAAAGTAAAAAGAACATTAGTGTTTTCATAACAAATTTATTTATTAAATGACTTCTTTTCTTTTGGTGACAATCCTTCATCAAGCAATTTATCTTCCGGTATGTAATTAATCTTATTATACCATATTTTTTTAAAATTGACTTCCTTCTTAGCCTCTTTTTCATCCAACCAACCCCAAACCAACGTAATTATCAATATCAATACTATCAAACCAATAGGCCAAAGATTCACTAAGTCTTTCATATTAATTTATTTCTTATTAAGAAAATTAATTATTTCTTTCAATTATAAAAATTGGCTCATAATCTAATTCATTAAATATCTTGCATAAAAGAATATAAGCAATATTCTTTTTACCGTGTTCTAATTCTGATATATACGTTCTACATACTTTCACTTTCTCTGAAAGTTCTCGCTGCGTTAATCCTTTTCTATTGCGAAGAAAACGTATTTCTCTTCCTAACATCAGCAATGTTTCTTCTTTGGTAAGCATCTTTATAATTAATTTATTTAATCATTAATTCCTTTTGTTCTTCCAGGTAACATTCTATAATTGCTTCTGGATTAACCTCTGTCATATCAATATCGTTCTTCATAAACCATTCCAAAAACAATGTCAATTTCAATGTGTCTTCATTTTCGACCATCACGACATCCGTCTTTAATACAAACCCACCAGCATCCCGCTTTTTATCCCGCCATACACCGTACCACTCATCATTTTTTGAAAGTTTGTCTGTCACTTCAAATGCCTCTCCCACGTGAGAACTGTACCAGTATGTTTCTTTTGAACATTTAATGATTTTAATTTTCATAACGAATTTATTTTTATTATTTAGTTCTTTCCATTTTCATTGGTGGCTTAGCACGTTCCATGACCATTGCTGGCTTGCTGCGTTCTATAACCATCCTTGGTTTAACAACTTCTTCTTTGTTACCCACTATCTGAATAACGGGCAGCTGACCTGATTGAACCACCAAATCAATCACCGGGGAACGGTACGCTCCACCCATCTTACAACCCAATTCAGTACAACACTGTTTAAACCGCTCAGGTGTTACTGATATCTTGATTGAACTATAATGACCACCTTTATTTAATATCATCTGTTGAGCCATCATATGTATTGTGATATCCTTTGTAACAGGCATTAATGATCGTATCAGCGTTGTATTATGAACAGCAACGTATGTTGTGTGACGTTCATTGGTAGTTACGGTGTTCCGATGATTAAATGAACCTGACTTAATTCGTGTCACTGGCTTGATGCACGTGATGGGAATGTAAAGTTTCAAATCTTTTGTCATTACTCAAATTTATCTATTATACAAATAATTTTTTAAATCATATCATAAACAGGTATCGTTTCTGAATCACTATACCCAAGTGCAAAATTAAAGTTCTTTGGCACGTTATCTACGTTCAGATGACCACCAATGAACATTCGGTATTCAAAACAGCAGGTCTGAATCTCTTTACGCAGGAAAGCAAACCCTCGCTGTGTGCGGTAACAAATTGCCTGACCTGCCCGGACGTTACGTTCAGCCAGCAACTCAAAACACGTTTGGTACAATTCATAACCGTTGATCATTGGTCGGACGGGCACCACCTGATCCGTCCATGCCAGTTCCCCGCCAGCATACTCAATCAGGAACTGATCCCGTTCCTTGCTATATCGCTTGATCATTACATACACCCCAAGGTAAAGTCCCAGACTGGAATTATCCACTGGCTCAACAGTCAACACCCCCTGACGATAATAATACTTAGTTTTTAGACAATCTTCAGGCTTATGACGTCGGGTGCGCCGGTTAAACTTCGTTCGGAACATAACACCAATATACATTGCTTTAGATTTTCATTATGTCAAACATCAAAACACGTCAGCAACTTTTATCCAGTACCATGTTTCTGTGTGAGGCACCGTCCACGTTTGTTCCTCTTTAATACCATCAATATATGACACCACAGGACTAGCACCCCGTGGGTTAGCCACGTTCAGCTTCTGCTGTACCAACATTGTGACATCCTTACCAACGATGGTTGAATTATGAATGTTATTACTTGGCGAATAGGCATCTACTCTTACGACGGCTAATATCACGAAATCCCCGTTGAACGGCTTGAGTATCACCACGCCCTGTGACCAGTCATGAGCCACATGCCGGACAGTGTCCAGAATGTCTTTACTTAATTGCCATTGTTCCATATATATAATTATTTATATTGTATCTCGTCACACCGACCTCTAAACTTAGTTTCTATCTCATGACGCTGGTCAGCATCCCGTCGCATTGCCTGCTTAGCACGTTTGCGGAGCATTATCTTCTTTTCTTCATCACTGGCTGAACTAAACTTCCCGTAAAACACTGTGGTTAAATCCCCTGACCGTTGAATAGTGTCAATATGACTGGAATCACATTGTGGACAGGTTATAAACAATTTTGATTGAGGGTTAACGTAAATTATAACGTCTTTAGAAATCTGAAAAGAATAACTAGGAATGAAAAATTCGTGGCGGCAATCTGTACATTTGAAGTTATTTTCCACTGGAATAGTATAAATTTAAATTGTAAAAGTTAAAACTTTTTATTAACATATTAAATAACCAAATTTAATTATTTTTAACCTAGTTTTTTATATTACTCATTATCAACAGTTTAAAAATATTTTTAATTTTTTTAAAAGATTTATTAAAAAATATTTTTTTATGTGGAATATTCTTTTTATCTTTACTGCATAATTAGATTGAGTTAAACTAAAACCGCAAAGAAATGAAAGTATTAATTGTTAAACAGAATGAGCAGATAATAAAAAATATTCTGCCAAAAGTAAAATTTACTGAATCAACTAAACACACCAGTTTTTTCAACATTAAAGAGAAAACATTTCAGAAACTTTATCAAGAAGTAAAATTTCTTGGTTATAATCCTTATGCATTAATGAATTGGTAAAATATTTTTGCGGTCAGGGCTGAGATCACTTCAAAGCCTCGTTACTGCAATAAAAACGTAAACTATGACACTCACCAATGCAATCAAAAAAGCTACTAGATTATCAGGTTCCAAACCTTTTATATCTGGTCAGTTTTATAACTTTCCATACAAAGGTTATAATATATCTTTTGCTCAAAACGGGACAGAAGATCAAGCAACCTGTTTCTACACTAAAAGAAACGATCTCGATGATGATATGATGACTGATTATTTTTCAGGCACATTTCACGATAATATCACACAGTGTTTTAAATTTATTGACGTAATGACAAAACCTAATAATTAAAATCATGCGTAACACTTTCACAATTCCTGATGAACTTCTGAACAAAATTGGTACAGAAGAAGGTAATTTTATAATCACTACGGTTCACCCACAAGGTAAACGATGGAAAGTTTGGGGTATTGAAAAGCCATTTACTCCAACTAAAGAAGAAGTTGAAGAATGGAAAACAGCACTCAAATTACAAAGCAAAGGAGAATTTGGTTTTGCTCCCGGTAGACCAATAGGATTTTTTGAAACTGTTAAATCATAAAGCCATGCCACACCCAAGTATTTTACTCGTTGTCTTTGTCGTTGTAATGATATACATGCTGACAAAGGATTTATTCAAAAATGTTATTTTCCCTTACTTCAAAAAGTAATGTTATGGAAAAGAAAGTCTGCCCTCTCGTAGACATCATTGATGAATGTCTGGAAGCCGCTCCCAGAGAACCTCTGATATGGACATATCACTCAGGCATCAACTTCCGGGTGTATTCAACTGCATTGACAATATTACGCAAAGATTATTATTTTGATAATTAAATACCTTTTATTATATTTAATGTCATGAATTCTCCTGTTAAATCAATTCAAAGTACAGCTACAATGGCAGAAAACGAGCATGGTGACCGGGTTGTTAAAATTACCTTTCCTTATAACACAACTAACTTAGACAATGTTCGTTCTTTATCGGGACGTCGTTATCATGTTGAACAACGGATTTGGTCTGCTCCTGTATGCATTGAGACTGTTGAACTATTGAAGTCATGGGGATTTATGCTCGACAGCAAACTAGAGATATTTCTTCAGAAAGTTAATACCCACATTGATCCTACTGTTATCATTGACATACCCGGTTTGAAAGGTAAATTGTTCCCGTTTCAAAACCAAGGTGTTGCTTTTATTGAAAGCCGGAACGGTCGTGCATTGATAGTTGATGAGATGGGATTGGGCAAAACCATTCAGGCACTAGCATGGCTCCAACTTCATCCGAAACATCGTCCAGCTATCATTGTTGTGCCAGCATCATTAAAGATTAACTGGCAGCGAGAAGCACAACACTGGATGAACAATCCTAAAATACAAATACTTTCAGGAACTACCGGAAGTCCTCTTTTTACAGGAAATATCATTATAATTAATTATGACATACTTAGCAATGATTATGAACCTGATCCAAATGACCCCAAAAAGCAAATTGAAAAACATTATTCCGGCTGGTTAGATTATCTCAAGGATTTATATCCACAAGTATTAATCCTGGATGAAGTGCATTTCTGTAAGTCAAACAGTGCACAACGTACCAAAGCCGTTAAACAACTTGCTAAAGGTATTCCACACATTATTGGTTTGAGTGGTACACCAATCATCAACCGTCCAGTAGAGGCTTTCAACGCCCTACATATGATTGATCCTACAGTAGTCGGATCGTTCTGGTCATACGCCCATCGTTACTGTAACGCCCACAACAATGGTTTTGGATGGGATTTTAATGGAGCTAGTAATACTGCTGAACTACATGACAAACTTATAAAATCCTGCATGATACGACGCGTTAAATCTGATGTGCTTACTGACTTGCCTGATAAACAACATTCGTTTGTTCCTATTGAATTGGATAATGAAAAAGAATACCAAAGTGCTGAACGGGACTTTATTAGCTTTGTACAACGCACTAAGGGGACAGATGCTGCTGAACGAGCTAGTAATGCTGCTACTCTGGCTGAAATTGAAGGATTGAAGCAACTTGCTGTACAGGGTAAAATGAAACAGGCTATTGATTGGATTCAGAACTTTCTTGACTCAGATGGTAAGTTGGTTGTTTTTGCTGTACATAAATTTGTTATTGATGCACTGATGACTCACTTTGGCACTCAACTGGCAGTCAAGATAGATGGTTCTACACCAATGGCAGACCGCCAGCGAGCAGTTGATGTATTTCAGCACAACCCTGAATGCCGTCTATTCATTGGGAATATTCAGGCTGCCGGAATTGGGATTACTCTCACCACTGCTAGTAATGTTGTATTCTTAGAACTTCCATGGCAGCCCGGAGCATTAGTCCAGGCGGAAGATCGCTGTCACCGTATAGGTCAGAAAGATAGTGTCAACATATATTATTTATTAGCCACTGATACCATTGAAGAAAAAATCGCTCAACTACTTGATCGTAAACGTAAAATTCTCGATGCCGTGCTTGACGGTAAAGAAACTGATCAGGAATCCTTACTAAGTGAATTAATGAATGAATATAAAAATATTGTTTAAACCTTAAAATTTGTTATTATGAAAATCAAAGAACTAATTAAAAAATTATCCAAATTTGATGAAAATTTGGTTGTTCTTATTCCTGGATATGAAGATGGGTATAATACACCAAAAGAGTTATCAGAAATAACTGTTGTAAAAGATAATGCTCTACCAAACAATACTTGGTATTATGGTGAGTATTCTGTTTATGATCTTTCAGATAAATATCAAAAAAATTACAAACCTATTTCTGCTATATGTTTATAAATTATAAAATCTGAATCATGAAACAAATCAAAAATATAAATCTGATCAGAAAAATTGCATGGTCTTTTCACACTACCACTGGTATTGAACTAGAAGAACTCTGTGCTGAAGCAACCCTGGCATATCTGGAATCACTCAAAAAGTATGATCCCTCACGGGGTAAGATCACCACCTACGCCTGGTGGTATATACACAGTCACCTGAAAAACTATCTTAAAATCAATGCCAAGCACACTCATACACCAAGTATTGATGATGTTTATGCTGATCGTCCTGTCAGAAGTGTACCATTCTGGGAATCCCTCAGTCAGGATGCTCAGCAGATTGTTGACCTGGTGCTGACCACTCCCCAAGCTTTTGTTTGCCTGACTACG